TTCACTGCCAATCCAGGCCAGTGAAAGCAGCCAATGGTTACCAGATGGTGCGCAACCCGTGGAAGGTGATGAGCAACGCTTTAAGCGCAGTTCGACATTTTCATGAACCCAAAGGAGGTATGAGGGTTATGAAGTCGATAGCGCTTTGCGAGCTCGCACTCAACCAGGGTGTGCCCGTTCTGCAACCCTACGCAGTCAAGCTCCTAGAGCTGCTCAAAGGCTATACCTACGCCAGGTTGCCTGAAGAGAGCACTCTAGTAAGACGAGCGGTCCTGGAGGCAGGCCGTGCGTGGTCGGAAGTGCGTGAAATCCCCATAACGCACAGTAGCCGGCTTTCGTTCGAAATGGCGTGGGGTTGGCCAGTAGAGGCCCAAATAGAAGCCGAGAAGTCCTTCGCCAAGATGACTCTCGCGGATATCGATCTAAGTCGCATGTCGCATTCCGGTGTTCACGAGGATGATTGGCGTGACCCCCTACTGGATGTGGGGCGGACTTGGGAACCGTTCAACCCATGGGATAGCCATCCCTCTTAGCTTGTATTGGGGACAGGTGGTGAGTATCAAGAGCCTTCGGGTAACCTTGAACTAACACTCCGATCTACCGAATGCCGCTGGCGAAAGCCGAACTTCCTGACCACACAAACTCGATCTCCGCCTTGATCCGGCGACGGCCCTGCGGTGCTCCGGCACCAAACAAAACTGCGCGTTAAATGAACTAGTTTCATACGCGGCCTCAGTGCAGTAAGGCGTCGAACCGGAAGTGCAAGGGAGTAGCAGACCACAAAACACAACCGAAGCCGGTTAAAGTCCGGTTGCAAAAGGCTCTGGCCGGGACGAAGAACCCGGAGGGATTGCTACCTTCGCCACCCCACTGATTAAGGTGACGATTGGAATCAGATTTATGTGGGTCAACCTAACTGCCAGGCCCGGGTCGCTCCCGGGAAGGCACCCCAACACAAAAGCTAAAAGCAACAGCACCGTGAGACAAGGTCCCAGTGTTGCCAGACGTCTAGGATTACGTTTATATATATTGTAAGTCCGAAGCAGGGTGTACGTAGATGTTGACCCTGACGTAATGCTCAAGCTCGCCGAGTTCAAGTGCAAGAGCCCTCGAACCGTTGCGAACGTAGACATCAGTTCTGCGTTGCCCAAGAACACGTACCAGGATCCGCCGCCCCCTGAGGAGGCCACGAACAACCGGCACGCTCACAAGAACCTTCATGGTAGCAGATCATGCTGCTTAAATCTCCGCCAGTGGAATCCATGGGTTATTTCTTGTTTGCGCCTGGGATGGTAGTGAGCGGTGAAAACAGCCGCGAGTGTCGTAAGCAATGCATGCGCTGAGAGTCGCTACTAACAACGCTAGATGAGGTCGCTACACCGCGCGAGCCCTGACGTCATATGGTAATGGAGCCAGGCCTGAAGAGGGTCTGCGGCCAGCTGAGTGCGAATTAGACGCTTTGCGTGAAGGGGAAGGCCACAATCCCGCAAGTTATACAAAGATCTCCACAAGGACGGGCCATGGGGGAGAGTTTGTCTGCAGGGAAGGGAAGCAAGTAGCGCGAACAGCGGCGCTAGGAACCTCTACACAAGATTCCGCCGGGTCGGGCGGGTAGCAGTGACGCAATGATAGTCACCTGGTGGAAACGCCAGTCTTATCCAGACCGATTGTCGTACCCGACACGCACCCTAGGCGTATATGGGGCCATGGACAGTGCTACCTGTCCTGCCAAGCTCCAGCAAGTGGAGCAGAGGAAGTGATGGAACCTCGAGAGCGAATATAACCGAAAGGTGGGGGTCGCTCTTAAATCATGTTCACGAA